CGTACACATACGAGGATCAGGTCATTGAGTATCTCAAGCCTGCAAAGATCGCTAAGTACACACCAGACTTCGTACTAGAGAACGGAATCATTATTGAGGTCAAAGGACGTTTCCTAACTGCTGATCGCCAGAAGCATCTGCTAGTGCGAAAGCAGCGTCCTGATCTCGACATCCGGTTCGTGTTCTCACGGTCTAAAGAACGCATCAGTAAAAAGAGCAAGACTACTTACGCCATGTGGTGTGAGAAGCACGGCTTTCTTTACGCTGATGAAACAATTCCACAAGAGTGGTTACAGGAGAATCCCAAATGAGCTGGGACTTTGACGACGATTACAACGAGTACGAGAACGGTAAGAAGAACTACGTTGAGTTCAAGTGTGTGCAGTTCAACGCCGATGGCGAACGCACCGCTACGATCCAGCGTTTCGTTCGTGGCGAAGACACTGAGTATCTTCCCAACCTTCTCACTGAGTTCGCTTACTTCCTTCAGGGCATGACCTTCTCCTACATCAACGGCGTCGTTGCTGTTGATCGTAAGGGTGAAGACATCTCTTGCTCTGAGTTTTGATTATGGAGTCAGCGAGCGAGTACTTGTTCAAAGAGCCGTGCCCATCATGCGGTAGCCGAGACAATCTCGCTCGTTACTCTGATGGTCATGGCTGGTGTTTTGGGTGTGGCTACTATGAAAAAGCGGAATCCACTAGCGAGGGCACTGAATTGCAAATTGTTCAGACAACGAAAAGTCGAAAGCAAGAAGGTGTACTCACGCTGCAAGGTGAAATCACAGACCTTCCGGCACGTAAAATCCGAGAGGACACGTGCCGACATTGGTCTTATCGTTTCGGTAGCGTAAGTGGTAAGCCTGCTCAACTGGCCTACTACCTTGATGAACACCGTCAACCAGTAGCTTGTAAGGTTCGCTTCCCTGACAAGAGCTTCACCATCCTTGGCGATATGTCGAAGGCTGGTCTCTATGGTCAGTGGCTGTGGCCTGCTGGCAACGGCAAGATGATAGTTGTGACGGAGGGGGAGATTGATGCTCTCACTGTGTCGCAGCTCCAGCAGAACAAGTGGCCTGTAGTCAGTGTGCCTAATGGCGCACAGGGTGCAGTCAAGGCTGTCAAGAAGTCTCTCGATTTCCTCAACTCGTTCGAGAACGTGGTCTTCATGTTCGACATGGACGAGCCGGGACAGGCAGCAGCGCAGCAATGTGCCGAGCTGTTTGAACCGGGTAAAGCCAAGATCGCCAAGCTTCCATTCAAAGATGCCAACGAGTGTCTACAGAATGGCAAAGGCGACGAGGTGATCAGGGCCATGTGGTCCGCACAAGTGTATCGCCCTGATGGCATCATCAACGGTGAGGACTTGTGGGAACAGATCACAGCAGAAGACAACAGAACCACAATCCCCTACCCGTGGACCTTCCTCAACGAGAAGACACACGGCATCCGTACAGGCGAGCTTGTCACTCTGACGGCTGGCTCAGGTATCGGTAAGTCTGCCGTTGTTCGCGAGATTGCCTACCACCTCATCCAACAAGGTGAGCGTGTGGGTATGCTCATGCTCGAAGAGTCAGTCAAAACGACAGCTCTTGGTCTCATGGGTTTACATCTGAACAAGCGGCTGCACATCTCGACAGAGGGTGTGACCAAAGATGAACTCAAGCAAGCATTCGATGCGACCTTGGGGACGAGCCGTGTTTACCTGTTTGACCACTTCGGTTCGACACAGGTTGAGCACCTATTGTCTCGTGTTCGCATTCTGGCTCGCAGTTTCGACTGCAAGTACATCTTCCTCGATCATCTCAGCATTGTTGTCAGTTCGATGGAAGAAAGCGGTGATGAGCGCAAGCTTATCGACCGAACAATGACCCTATTGAGGACGCTAGTCCAAGAGACGGGTATTGCGCTGATCGTTGTTTCCCACCTGAAGAGACCTGAAGGCAGGGGCCACGAGGAAGGCGCACAAACATCGCTTAGTCAGCTACGTGGATCACACGCCATCGCTCAGTTGAGTGACATGGTGATTGGTCTTGAGCGTAACCAGCAGGGTGATCAACCCAATGAGACTGTCTTCAGAGTGTTGAAGAACAGGTTCTCTGGCGAGACTGGTGAAGCTGGCTCCTTGTTCTACGACAAGGACACAGGGCGATTGACCGAGGTCCCTCCTGCACAGGAGCTATTCTGATGTTTGACGGTCCAGACTACGTTGCTGAACGCGACGAACAAAGGCTTACAAAGCAGTACATACGTATCTTTGAGTTGATGCGTGATGGACAGTGGCGAAGTTTGAATGAGATTGAGAAGCTTACAGGTGATCCTCCTGCTTCCATCTCAGCCCAACTTAGACACATGCGTAAGCCACGTTTTGGAAGCCACAAGGTGGATAAGAAATATGAAGGCAGCGGCCTTTACCTCTATCGCCTGATACCAAACACTTAATGAAGGAAACCTCCCATGAGCGAAGACCTGATGTTCCATATGGCCGACGTTGCGTGTGTTCGTGCGTGGGAAGATGAGGGCTGGGGGCCTTACCATAAGAAGCTCCTCACTATGTGCCTAAAGACAGAACAGAACGGTTGGAAAAGGAAAAACGGAATGCGTCAGATCGACAAGATTCTGAATCACATGCGGAAGAATGGCTCCATCACTCAGCGCGAGGCATACATCGACTACGGTGTACAGAGCTTTCACCGCCGACTTACCGAGCTGAAGGACGAAGGCTTTAAGATTACGAAGGTGACGAAGACTCATCCGACCACTGGTCAGATGTACTCACGTTACTACCTCGAAGAAGGGAAGACACGTGCCACGGCCTAAGAAGAAATCTGAATGGCCCTCACCTTATGCCTTACCGCAGGAGCAATCTGCTTCATCACCTACTGCATCGTCGGAAGAAAAGATCGTTAAGTGCAGCGAATGTGCTTACGCTTCCGTAATGAGCAGTGAAGTCTGGCGTGTATGTGGACTCAAGTTGCCTCAGCACTACAAGGTGATTGGTCCTCCTGTTACGCACAGAGATGACTACTGCTCTTTCTTCAAACCAAAGGGGTAACAGTTGCGGCTCGTATTCGACCTTGAAGCAAACGGCTTGTATTACGAAGCGAGCCGCATCCATTGCCTTGTTGCAAAGGACATTGACACTGGAGACCTACACAAGTTTGGACCTGATAAGGTCGAACAAGGTCTCAAACTCTTGATGCAAGCAGAGCTGATCATTGGTCACAACGTGATCGCATATGATCTCCCGCTCGCATCCAGACTCTACACGTGGTTCGCTGTTCCTCGTGAACGTGTCGTCGATACGCTTGTCCTGTCCCGCCTGATCTTTACCGATCTCAGTGACAGAGATTATCAGTCGAGGGCACAGATGGAAGGGAAGCTGATTGGCTCCCACTCCCTCCGTGCTTGGGGCATTCGTCTCGGCATTCTCAAGGATGACTACCAAGGAGGCTTTGAAAGCTTCTCCGAGGAGATGTTGGCGTACAACGTGCAGGACGTGGTTGTCACCGAAAGGCTGTATGAGAAGCTATCCAAGCATGAAGCTCTCTCCGAAAAGGCTAGTGTACTAGAGCACGAAGTGGCTCACATTGTAGCCCAGCAGGAGCGGCACGGCTTTGTCTTTGATGTCAAAGCTGCCGAGGAGCTTACGGCACGTCTACAAATCAGACGTGGTGAGCTTGAGCAGAAACTACAGGACACGTTCCAACCTTGGGAAGAAGTCGTTGGTGAGTTCATCCCGAAGGTAAACAACAAGGCACGGGGTTACGTGAAGGGAGTGCCGATCTTGAAAACCAAGACGGTCGTCTTCAACCCCGGTAGCCGACATCACATCGCAAACAGACTGAAGGCATTCCACAACTGGGTCCCTAAGGATTTCACTCCTGACGGTCGCCCGAAGGTGGATGAAGCTGTCCTAGAGAAGCTCCCCTACCCTGAAGCTAAACTGCTCACTGAGTATCTCATGGTGCAGAAGCGTCTCGGTATGTTGGCTGAGGGCACAAACGCTTGGCTCAAGATGGTCAAGGAAGATGGCCGTATCCACGGAGAGGTCATAACCAACGGTGCGGTCACAGGCCGTGCTACTCATCGCAATCCAAACGTGGCCCAAACGCCAGCAGTAGGAGCACCCTATGGAAAAGAATGCAGAAGCTTATTTAGTACTCCTCATGGTCGCCTACTCGTGGGCGTTGATGTCAGTGGCTTGGAGCTGCGGATGTTGGCACACTATATGGCGCAC